CGCCATCAACAACCTTAACTATTTTGCATTTGTACTCGTACATATTTTTGATTCCTTGAAAATACTTTATAAACTATTTATAAGACTGCTTTACAAATAGCCTGAAATAGTGTATAATAATAGTATGAGTGATGAAGAACTAATCTTGATGGAAGCACAAGTGGATATGGCAGAAATCATTTCAAAGAACCCAGGTAAAGAGATGGCAACCGTTTCTATGTGCTTTAAAGTCATAGTTGATTCGTATGTTGCCATGTTGGGTGAAGAGGATACTGTAAAATTTCTCGAAGTTGCCATTGATTCGGTAGAAAAGGGTTATCATACCATAAATGCCGAAAATATCCCGAAAAATCAACTAAATTAGACTTAAAATCTTGCAGTTTTCGTAGATTTACTAAGTTGTTGTTTTTATTGTCTTTATATTAGAACAAAATGAGTACATAGGGCAACTTTCGGGCAGCTGAACCCGAAATGTCTTGAATCTGCCGTAGAATAGTGTATAATAACAGTATATTAACAAAGAAACAGAAAGAATCATTATGAATAACAACAATCTACACCAAGAACTAAAATCAAAAGAAAAATTAAAAATCGATAACTTCGAATACAAGTCTTTTTCAGAAATTTCAAAAGAATTTCAAAATTGTAAAGATGTTTTCGCTAAACTAGATTATGCTAAACAACTAAAAAAAGATGCCTACGATTATGTCTTAGATTTAGATTTAGATAAACTAATTATCAGACTACAAAACCAAATAGTAATTAATTATTAACAACAAAAAGAAAGAAGAAAAACTATGACTAATACATTTGACACAAATACAAATATACAATCTACCATGAGTGAGATAAAAGACCTTGTAATGAAATACAATGCTTGTCTTGCTGGGCAGTATATCGGTGATGAAAATGAGTATGCTGATAAGGCTGCTGAACTAGGTAAATCAATCGGATTATCTGAAGAAGATATATTCGAAATTTCAATATAAGGAGAAACTACATTATGAAAACTAATAGAAACTTACAAACTGCTATGATGACAATATCAACATTAAAAAGTGAAGATATGAAATATGTCATTGACGCTATCAAAGACAGACAAAGAGAACTGAATACAATCGCTAGTCTTGCCGCAAGAAGAACATTCGTGGTAGGATCATATGTAAAAATTGCGATTGCTGGTAAGTCAACTATCTACGGTACTCTTGAAAAAATCAATAGAACAAAATGTATCGTATCAGAAACAGGAACTAATATTCAATATAGAGTTCCTTTGAGTATGATAAGTGAACACCTGTCAAGACTTGAAAAACTAACTAATACAAAATATCTGAAAGAGGTAAAATAATATGATGTCACCAAATCAAAACTTAGTAACTGCTATTATAACACAGGCCATCGAAGATGCCCGATATACTGGCGTTAGTAAAAAGTATTTAAAACATAAAGTCGCTGCACTAGAATGGATTCTTAACAAAGATGAAATGTTTGAATACTATTGTAAACTTCTAGATATCGATCCTGATTGGGTTGGCGATCAAATTAGACAGACTAGTAATTTGAATATTACTAGATCACAACAGAAAAGTATAAATGAAAAAAGAAACTAAAACAATAACAACTTTAAAATGGTTAGGTACTCTTGCAGTAGTGATAGGAGTATTTCTGGCCGCAATCGACATTCACCCATTGAGTTCCTTTACCCTAATGACTGCTTCAGTATTATGGTTTAGTGTGGGTATATCATGGAAAGAATATGCAATCGTAACCACGAATATATGCACCTTTTCTTCCAGTGTTATCGGACTATTAATTTATTATGTATAAGGAGAAAATATGACATACGAAGAACTACAATATAAGGTTAATAAAATATTGACCGAGGCAGAAACTGCCATGGAAAATGAAATTGAAAAATTCAATGAAACAAATGATGAGGATTTAGAAGTTAATACAACTGATCTAGGTTATAAATTTACTGAACTCAAAGATTATGTGGAGGATTATACATAGTATGGAAAAACTACAATTTACATTACCAACAAAAGAAATGATTGATATAGGTCAATCAGTTGCTGAGATTGCAAATGCTTATGAGAATGGTCACTTCACAGATGAATCATTAACAAACTTTTTGTATCAAGAAACTTTAAATATGAATGAGAGTGATTTTGATAACTATGAAATGGCTCATCTTGCTAGACAATATGTTAATGAAGATGTGATTTCTTCATTTGATGAAGAAGAAGAAAATATAAAATATGAAAAAGAACTAGAAGGAGAATATAATGGAAGACAATACACATAAATTTAAAGAAGGTCAATATGTCTTAGAACTAAAAAGATACATTGATAGTACTTACGGTCAGCACTATAGTAATAAGTCTGGTCTACAAGTACAAGAAATTCTAAAAGACTTAGATATTGGCAAAGAGTTTTGTCAAGGTAATTCAATTAAGTACCTTATGCGATATGGTAAGAAGAAAGGATACAATCGTGCTGATTTATTAAAATCATTACACTATACAATTCTTATGTTATTCTACCATGACGAGAAAACAGAAGAGGATTACGAAGCACTTCAAAGAGCTCAAAATCCTGATAGTGTTTCTGAATGAAAGTAGAACTATTAAATACAATGGGTGATGACCTTACTGTTGTTAATGCAGCCAGAGTTTCGTATTCTAAAATTGCTGAGGAGATGACTGATAAGGATGAAAAACTTATTAAGTATCTTGTTGACCACGATCATTGGTCACCATTCGCTCATGCTACAGCACAATTCAGAATACAGGCACCCATATATGTCGCAAGACAATTAGTAAAGCATCAAGTTGGATTATCTTGGAATGAAGTCTCTAGACGATATGTTTCAGATGATCCTGAAATTGAGAAAATAAATTTATGGCGAGGGCGTCCTAAAGATTCTAAACAAGGGTCTGATGGTATAATTGATTTACCTAAAGAAGTTTTAAATAGATATAGTGACCACATAGAAAATTCTGTTAAAATATACAAAGAACTCATTTACTTTGATGTTGCACCTGAACAGGCAAGAACTGTGTTACCACTTTCTATGCAAACAGAATGGATATGGACAGGAACTTTATATGCATTTGCTCGTGTGTGTAATTTAAGATGTAAACCTGATACACAAAAAGAAACAAGATTTGTTGCTAATGCAATTAGTGAACAGCTAAGAGAAGATTTTCCTATTAGTTGGAAACATTTATCTTCAGAGAAAGATGGGATTGTTTAGATGTTAAAAGGTTGTGTTGGTTTCAGTCATAGTGAAGGAAGTTGGATATGGCATATGTTGATTGTTCGAGGAAAGCGTTACTATCGTCTTCCCTTGCTATATCCTTTGTATTACATTATGAATGCTTTGTATAGAAGAAAGGTAAGAAAGAACTTAGAGTCTTATCGTTCATTCAATGTAGATGAGGGTGAAGAGTAATACTGCTATATCTAGCGGATCTTAGCAGAAACTACATACTATATATAAGATACTCTATCCTTAGAACTAGTTATTCACAGGTGCATTTGCACGCCATTGATAACACGACCAATATCTTGCTGATGTTTTATCTTTTGCATTATCACAATCAAATCTTGCTCGAAACGATTTTCTTCGTGCAGGGTCATCACGCTTAATTGATAAACCTGTTGTATCACCAAATGATACCTTCTTGACTTTATCACCATCTTTCACATAAACATAGAACTTCTTACTTCCACCTCGTATTGGGTCATTCAACTTGACAGTCTTGCCCTGATACTCTGCTTCAGTAATCTCTAAGTCTTGATACTTCATTTCACAGATAGCATCAATTTCTTCTACTTGTTTAAATGATTTCATAGTTATTTCTTTTGTTTCTCTTTTGCTTCTCTTGCTGCTCGTTGTGCAGCAGCTCGAAAGAGTTTATCAGCAATCGTTGATTCTGGTAATCGCTCACCAAATGATTTATTTTTACTCATAGTATTATTTATACCTCTCGTAGGTTGAAAAAGATTTTTCCGATTTTTTTTGGTTACTTGTCATAATGACACTAAATAGTTAGTAGATATCACATCATTTCGTTCTAAATAATTTACGAATGACACACTTAAAACAATCAATCGAAAAACGAGTTAAACGGAATGGCTTCTATTACATCGGAGGCACTTATGCAGTCTGCATATCATCTTTAGTTTTCTCGATCTTTTTCTCGCTCTGACTTCCATCTTTCAAAGAATCAGCATCCGTAGGTGTACTCATACGATTCTTGCGTTCTTCCCTTTGACGAATACTCTCAGCATTTGATAACGCCTCTAATTTGTGTTGTTGATCCCAATAATCTGTAAAAGATATACCTGCAGGGACCTCATTTCCGTAAATGTCTTTAATGATATTTCTAACCATATAGCTATTATAACATAGAGAGAGAACAATAGCAAGCAACCAATGCTATTTGTATAGATGTGTTCTATATAAGGCATCCTTACGTTCTAATGCTCTTCTGCGTTTACGATCCCTTCGCTCTGTCTTTGCGAGTTTAGTATTGTCGATGCTCACGATATGATCTTGCTTTCGCTTGTATTCTCTAAAGAGTTCAAGTTGCCTTGACTTCCTCTGTTGATTTGCAATACGATCTTTAAGTTGTAATTTGACTTTCTTGAGATCCCGAATGAGATCATGTCCGTGATGATATTCTTTTGATAACTCGATAATCTTGTTATCGATATTCCTGTGTAGTACTATATCTGACTCTTTCATTAGATTTTACCTCCGAAAAAAAAATTGATATCTTACTACTATTTATACCTTAGTCGAACTTCGTTTTAGGTGGCCACTCTCTTTCATCAAATGAATCCCTATATGCTTCTATATCCTTAGATGACTTTGTAAATACTTTGTTAGGGTGTTTAACAGTAATGTGTCCTAAGACTTTACCCTTGTTAGGACCACTCTTGACTGTATAACCTGATGTACCATTTGCATTTGTATCAACTGCTTTAATTAACTTACGATTCAACATACGATCAAGTTTCTTTGCTTTACTCTTTGAAGTAAAGTAAGACATGAGACCAGTCATTCGATTTTTCATATATTTCTATTTCCTATTGTTTTTTCCCACGAGAAAAAATTCTGAAGTAAAAGCGTTCTATTGATGTTATCTAGGCCTCAACAGATCCCTTAACATACTCAAACCTATTATGCTCAGATAGCAGACAGCAGATTACAAATGATATACTCAATGATATACTAGTTGAGATCAATACGCGAGCCAGTCTTCGTGTTGTTGCCTGTGACTAACTCATCTTTCTTACCAGCGACTGTCTCTGAAGCGTTACCAGCAACTGTTACATTGAAGTTCCCGCCAACATCTATATTACAATCATCACTCATTCGCATATTGATATCGCCATCGACTGCTATCATATTGATGTCACCCTGATTGACTTGTACAGTTACATTTGCACCTGCACCTACTTCTATGTTATAGTTGTTACCTGCTTCAGAGTTCTTATTGATAAAGACTTTAAGACCTTTATCTATTGTACTCTTAGCGTCCCCTTGTATGTGTATGTAGTCATCAGCTGATACTATGTGATACTGATCTTTCTTGACTCGTGTGATCTTTGTGCCATCGTTGTCGATCTCATAGCCTGTACCAGCAGCGTGTCGCTCGTGTATTCTCTGTGCACCTATCGTGTCGTCATACTCTCGTATATGCCCGCCCTCTGTCTCCATCACATGATTCTTCGGATACTCTGCATTGTAGGTAGTGATCGGTTCAGACCAGCTGTCCCCTAGATCAACTTCGATACTCCCATTGCCTACCCCTGCAATATCAATCTGTTCATCAATGTCAGCAATCGATACTCCTAGGTCAACATCTGCACGGCGAAGCGTGAGGCTGCTATGAGGGTTGGTCTCAGCACCATCCTCTTTGGAATTGACTGCAAGACGATTCATATCTGTTTCGAGATACTTGGGATAGTTTGCGTTTGTATTGTCTTGAAATCCTAGATTGTTTGTGAGGGAAGAAAGTGCTGTAGGCACCCCTGGCAAAGACCCTATGATAATAGGCATCTGAGCATCTGCATTATCTTGAAAGAAACCTATCACCCAGCTGCCCTCGACTAACCCTATAGGGGACTGCCCTACACCACTTACAGTAGCACTCGTAATAGGATTCATTGGGTGAGCCCATGGCAGGTCTTTCGTAGGGATCTTATTCAGGTCTTCACTATGATACCCCAGACAGCGAACTCTTACACGCCCTAAGTGTTTAGGGTCTTGACGATCCTCGACAACACCTACGAACCAGTTGAACCCATCTTTTCCCATAAAATTCTTCATAGTTTATTTTTTCTCCCTGCTGATACCCTGCAAATTAAGTCCACTTGACCAGCCGTCATTAACGAGCATTTCATTGCATGGGGGTGTATGGGGGATCATGGGGGATGGTGACACACCAAGTAACTCGAAACCCCTTGTAATCCAACATAAAATATCTACGCTTTTCCAATTCATACTCTCATACATTATATCAATCCCCATTGTTTAATCAGTCGACTGGCTTCAATATGTACACAGGTATTGCAACTACAAGTGGGTATATCAAACCTATCGTGTATAAACCCGCATAGCACAGATGTCTTTGTAAACTCGTCTGCATACTTCCCAACAGGTCGACAATGGCATAGATGACCACAGGACGAACAACGTATTGCATTGGCATTTGAAGTCATATCAGTACACAGATTATTAACAGGACACAGACAATCTCTATGATTGCCTTTCTATCTTCATCCGCTATCTCTTGTTTACTTCGCATATGATACTTTATACATTTGTTTATGATTTTCATGTGCCCCGATGATGACGAAGGATAGAACTGAGCATAGAATGATAATGAATGTGCTGTAGAGTAATATTGTTTTAAGCATATAGACTATTTATACTGCGGCCGTTGAGCGACCTGTATTAAAGTATTGGGAGGAGACCCTTCAGGAAAAAATCTTCTAGAGTCTGTGGGATAGAGAGGAGATAAGAAAGTGCTTGACTATTGTCTCTTGTTGTGATACTATGCGTGGATGTTAGGAGATGGGTCTGTGAAGCCATCTGTCTCGTATAGATCCTCGAACTGTGGTGTATCGAAACTTGCTTTGCCTGGGAATGACTCAACCCCTGTCATACTAAAGGGTTTGTGAACACCATCTTTAACACACTCTAATACTTGTTTGTACACTTCATTGGCAATTCTGTGTCTGATCTTACTAATGATGTAGCGACCAGAGTACTGAGGATCAGGTTTACCTTCAGTTTTGTTTGCGGCGTCAATTGACTTAATACGAAAGAATATGACATCACCTGGTTCTAGGAATGTTTGTCCCTTGACTTGTAATTTAATTCTTGTACCTGCAGCGACTTGTACTGCAACACTAGCACGTCTTGCCTCTGTTATACCGTCTGCAGCAACATCAATACCGAAGGATCCACTGTCTTCATCATGTAGAAAGCGTGTTGTTGGTTGTAGTGTCACCTTTGATTCTTCATAATCTGATAAATTCTTATCATCAAAATCAACTGGCGTATCAACAACTGAAAATTTAATAGGATCTGAAGCATCACCTGTAGACTCAGCGTGTTTTGTTGTACCAAAGTAATCGTGATAATTGAAGGTATCTTCTCTATATGATTTATCAAATATGTTATGCGTTATCACTTTAT